TGCTCCTACAACCGTATTATCATCACCTGTCATTACATTTGTATTACAAGCCTGAAAACCTACAACAGTATTCTGGTCTGCTGAAGTTGCTTCTCTTCCTGCTTCTGCTCCTATAAATACATTACTTACACCAGTTAAATCTTCTCCTGCAGACCAACCTATAGCTACGTTTCCATCTCCATGATTTCCACTTTCTAATGCTTGTTCTCCTATACCTACACATTGATTTCCTGTTCCTGTATTACCTGCAAGATTACCTACATATACACATTGTCCTGTTTGAGTGCTTAATCCTCTGCCTGCATCATTTCCTATAATGACATTTTTACCACTGCTAGTTATAGCGTTTCCAGCACTATTACCAATAGCAATATTATCTGAGCCTGTGTTGGTTGCTGTTAAAGCAGCAAAACCAATTGCTATATTGGAATCGCCTTGTGTCAAGGCTGCAAAAACATCTACACCTAATCCAACATTATAGTTTGCAGCATCTATAGTTCCTGTAGTAGCATCTCCAATCATAATTGAAGAAGTACCAAAAGTCTTAGCATCTGATAAACCATTTACGTTTGAAGCTCCACCACTAGCTGCATCTTCCCAAGCTACTCCACTTCCTGTTGAAGTTAGTACTTGTCCGTCACTACCTTGTGCGCCACCG